TCCACAACCTCAAAACGAGTAACTTTGTCGCCAAACATAATGTACTCATCATCAATAATCATATCAGTTGTAAGTTTCATTAGCGCCTCATACTTGCAATTGCAACCGCATCTTCTTTACGAGTGATAGGAACACCGTTAGATTTATGCATTTGACCAATACCGATGATATAATCACCAGTATATTGTGTTGCTTCCTTTTTAGCACCGTTACCAGCAACCTTATCAGAGGTCATACGTGGTCCTGTGTCATAATCAGGAATAGTATTAGTATTACGTGCCTTTGTTTTACCAACACCCATCTTTGCCAACCATTTCTCATGCTCGACCGCCGCTTTTTTATCACGTGGTGTTAGTTTCTTTTTTGAATTACCGTGGACTTGTACACCACGAACCATATGCATAGACATTAAGCTGCCTCCGTTTCCATTTGCTTTTCAAGGCGCTCAGCACGTGCCTCATAATCTTCAGCAATCATAACAATTTCTTCAATCAACTCTTCACGAGATTTACCAAAATTATCAGCACGGCGAGATAAGGCACGTAAGCGCTCAGCAATTATAATACATTCAATCATATTACACCTCCACAAACATAGTTTTAATTTCTTCTTCATCAAAGCCATGACCATGGCCTTTAACTTGTTCAAACAATTCTTGAAGCATATCAAATGATTCAGATTGGAATAAGTAAAGTGGATTGCCGCCAGCAGGACCGTTTGCCTGCAATAGAGTTGCGGTACAACCGTGTTCGGTTGCAAATTGTAGTACCTCACCGTGTGTGGGTTCTGATGAAATGTCGAGTTCAACTTGATATGTCATTTGCTTTTTCCTCTATTTGATAATTCTAATATAACTGATTCTAAAGCATTTGTCAATAGTTAAAAAGGACCATCTCCAAAATTTCTCGTGTTCTCGATTTCATTAGCTAATTCATTATAACCGCCAATATATTTTCCGTGCCACCAAATTTGAGGAACCGTTGTATAATCAGATTTGCGTTCAAGCAATTCATCTCTAAAATTTGTAAAGGTTATATCTTTATATTCTGTCGCAATATCGTGAGACTGCGCAAGTCTTTTTGCTCTTAAGCAAAATCCACAAGTTGGTGTTCCGTAAATTTCAATCATCGGTTTTCCTTTCTGTTATATATGCACCTTCAGGTAAGTCGAGGGCAAAACTAAAATCTCTAAACATATCAGCAGTCATAGCGATTACACTATACTTTTGAAGATCTTCATCCCATTGCCTAATATAAACAATATCGTCATATAAAATATACTCAACATCTTCATATTCGCCAGTTTGATCTAATACTTGAACTGCGGTTTCATCCCAATCCATTTCTATGGTAAACATTTTAGTATCTCCCAAGTTTCACGCCAATCTTTAACGTGATGATTTGTTCCTGCTTTATTAACACGTGCCAAAGGATAATCATTACCTCCGATATCCATTTTATCACCAAAGAACTGTATATCATCATCAGAATTAAAATCATCCATGATTTGTGATTTATCTTTACCGATAGGATATATGTCTAATCCCGTATCACCGCCAACCGCGGCATGAAGACCCATTGATTCTGATCCGAAAACATAATTAAAGTAATTGGCAAGATTGCGTCTTTCATTTGTTTTTTTATCGTATTCAACATAGAGTTTACGTTCACCGACTGTGGCATTTCTGCCAACGATACTAAAGTTAACACAACCTCGCCGTTCTTCAATGTGATTACCTGTTCTCAAAACAAATTCTGAAATAGTTAACTGAAGTTTAAGAAATGCACGTGCTTCATCTGGTAATTCCCAACTTGATGCGTTTACAATTTTTCCTTTGTGCCTTGTTTCATTGCCAGAACAATTATAACAAGTAACAACATTTTCGGTAATATCAGCACCTAGTTGTTCCTTTGTTTTAGGATAGTCCGATCCTGTTACAATCCACACTTTATGAGTTTCCATAAATTTCAAAAAGAACTTTTTAAACTTACGGTCCATCTTTTGTCGACTCGGTGTTAGTGTACCATCAACGTCAAAAATATATCTAATCATCATCAGCCTCGTATATGTAAATGTCTACATCTTCATCTTTGATTGCATCTTTTTTAAATCGTAGTTTAAAATACAACCATTTAAATTTTAATTTAAGAATAAGTTTTTCTATATTTGTCATAGTATAAATCCGCTATAAATTGGTGACCTTTTTCATTTGGATGAGAGTCTAACTTTGAAACCTTATGACCTTGGTCGTATTTTAATAAAGAATTAATACTATAACCACCTAGTGTTTTCATAAACGGATATCCAATATGGTTTTTTGGATTAAGTCTCCACAGTTCTTCCAATTCACCAAACATACTTGTCCATGCTGATTCTGAAAACGGAATGTCACCATATATTTTTGACAACACGTGCCACTTTTCACGGTCAGTATATCCGCACAACTGTCCATTGATGCAAGGTATATTAAAGGTAGAGCATAATTCCTGTATTTGAAACATACCATCTAAAAGTTGCCTTATCATATAAACAAAAAGGTTTTGAGTATTACCGCCATTGCTTGGTTTGTCAAATAAATTATAACTATACAATAGATCATAGAATGGTATCAACGCCCGTTCTTCATGAGAAGCTTCAATTTTTTTATATGGTTTCATAGAAGGTATTTTATGATTTGCAACAGTTGCGAACGGATTACAGCGATAAAAGTCAAAGATAGTAAAGCGATGTATTTCAGTCCATCCAACCATAACGGCAGTAATGTTTTTATGATTTTTAAGTATTTCCATTGTTAGTTGCTTTGTGATATAATCATTACCTGCGCCACAGGCACCTAGGTTCTTATGCATTACACCAAGTTTATCAGCAACGATCTCAGGCCATTTTTTATATGAAGTATCATATTCAGGATGAAGTACCGAGGTAAAATTTTCGTCAGTATAACTACAACCGGCAGCAAGTAACATTATTTGTAAACCTCATTATATTTTAAACAGAACAGTTCAGCCATCAACTCTTGACCTTTTGCAGACGGATGACTGTCTAACGGGCCGATGCGATATTTATCCTTGTTAAGATTAAACAATTTCTGTACCGACCAATATATTGGATCATCCGATACTTTTACTAAAGGAATAAAACTTGTTTTAGGAAAGTTAATCATTGTAGTTTTTTCATCATACAATTCTTTGTACTCAGGTAATGAACTTACTTGTTTCATCCATTCCATATGTTGCTCGTGTGAAGTAAATTTTTCACCCATTATTTTTAATGCAGTGTTTACATAACTTAAACCTATATGACCACATGCTTGTAGGTGTACGCATTTAATTCCAAGCGCACGGCATAATCTTTCAATAGTCAAACATTGCTGAAAGAATAACTGTACAAGTGTTATAGTTCCTTTAGCATTAATTCTTTTCATTAAATATTTTGAATATTCTAAACGCTCATAATATCCTGCCCGTTCTTTACTAACCAACATATGAGGATCTTGTGTATTCTCATTTACAATATCAGATTTTAGATTATTTAAAAACATATCATTACTGTAAACTGACCATCGGTCTATTGCCGACCATTGTATCATAACGCAATCAATATTCATATGATCTTTTGCAATTATAGGAATAAGTTGATCTAATATAAAATCATTTCCTGCACCACACTTTGCAATATTTTTAACAGGTAAATCAATTATGTCACCAACAAGTTCAGGCCACATTGGCCATGGGTCTATATCATAATGAGGAGAACGATATTCTAAATCCGTATAACTACAGCCTGATGCAAGAATATATTTAGAAGACTTTGACATTGTATTTTTTCTCAAATTCTAATGCGTGCTGCCAAGTATCAACCATTGGTTGACCTTTAATATTCAAACTCGTATTCAATAACATTGGGCAACCTGTTTGCTCATACCATTCCTCAAGTATTGGGCGTAATATAGATTTACAGTTTGGTTTTACAATTTGAACACGTGCTGAACCATCAACGTGGGTTACAGATTTATAATCGTGTTTGGCTTGCGCCACAAATTGCATATACTCATTCATTGGTCCTTGGAAATAGTCACTAGCAAATTCTTCCAGGATTGCAGGTGCAAAGGGTCGAAACTTTTGTCTACGTTTAATTTCGTTAACGGTATCTTTAACATCTCGTCGAGGGTCAGCAATAAGGCTACGATTGCCAAGGGCACGAGGGCCAAACTCAGCACGACCATTCGCAATACCACAATAGGAATTATCAATAAGATGCTTAACAACGCTTTTAACTTGTACTTCATTTTTAATCTCCGTTCCAAGATACGGATCTTCCCATATCAATTTCTTTCCATAACCTAATGCCGCAGCACCTAATGATGATCCGCAATCACCAGGATTTGGCATAATCCAAATGTTTTTGCCAAGTTCAGCAACCTTTGTATTCGCAACACAATTCAATGCCACACCACCCATCATAATCAAGTTTTCGTGTGGGCAATAATCTTTTACCATTTCAATAATGAAATCTTCAACAACCTTTTGTGCTGATGCCGCAATATCTTCATCTTTTGCATATTGCCATTTTGGTATTCCTTTATGGCAATTTTTGTGTAGCATTATTTCTTTGAGCTCATCGGTATAAATTGGCTCACCGTATGCTGCCATACCCATGGTAATATATTCATCTTCCTGTGGCTTCAATTTAATTGATTTAGTAATTGCTGAATAAAACAAACCCACTGAAAACGGATACTTATATGATTTTAATTTAATCATTTTTGGTACACCGTTCTTTGTCCATGCTTTCCACACGGAAACAGTATCCCATTCACCGATTGCATCAACAACTAAAATATTACAGGAATCAAACTTTGAAGTATAAAACCCTGCCGCAGCATGAGACTCGTGGTGATGGAATGACTTGTTGTATTTAGTACGTTTTGGTTTTAATCCTTGACCTGCCCATAGCTGACGTGTTGTTTTCAACCAAGGTTTTTCATAAAAAGCAATCTTATCATATCCGTTATTAATACCTTGCGGATACTGCATAGGATGAACCCAACGGTCATTCTTTTTACGACTAAACCGTTCAGCATGAGTTGCCGACAATATTTGTCCGTTCCAAATCATACTTACGCCGGCATCATGGAAGCCTTCACTTATACCTAACCAAACCTTACTCATTGAGCAGTTTGTCAATTTTACTTTCAATACGGTCAAGACGTTCTTCAACCAAGTTGAGCATATCTGACAATGATGGCTCAGGTACTATTTCAATCTTTGGTACCATTGACACATCTTGCTCAAAATCAATTTCTGCGTCTGTATTAGATTTAAACAATTTAAACATTATTTCTCATTCCCATTGCACCAATGTCTTCGACTATGTGCATTTTTAATTAGTGTACTAAAACGGTCGGCAATTTGTCGGAGTTCATTACCTGCCGTATTATCGGAACGTTCCATAATCCTTGCGGTATTATGAAGTTGAATTAGCATATCAGAATCTATTTGCCATTGCTCGTCACTCATCGTTGCACCAACGGTTGTGTTGATATGCTATCGTGGTAATCACCAGATTCGTAATAATCACGGCATGCGGTTTCTTTAACCATATTGCCATCTTTCATTCTATAAGACACAATTTCTCTACGGATAACACCGTCAACGTCTGCATCAAACGCATTCTTAAATGGTCCTTCAGTCATTACAAACTCTCCTTCTTAAATCACTTGTACTAAAACGGTGATCCCGTTTATTAAAATATAAATCAATCCCACGTTTACGGCATATGTCTTTGCCTGTGAAATCTTTTTCTTTGTACTCAACACCTAGAATACGAACATCTATATGGTACATTGATAGTATATCACAAAGATCTGATTCTGTCAAATACGGAATGATCTCATCAACGTAACTAATTGCTTTTAATTGTGTATATCTTTCAACTATATTTTGCACAGGAGCATTCTTATCGGTTCGGTCTAATGTCGGATCAATTTGCAATCCGCATATCAAAAAGTCACACTGTTCTTTTGCATCTCTTAACATTTGAACGTGTCCTGCGTGGAGTAAATCAAATGCCGAAGCAGTAAACCCTACTCTCATAGTTCTTTTGGTCCTTTTGATGTAAATTCCATGCCAGACACATTGCCGACATAAACTTTACCATTCCATTTCATTTTAATTTTATTATTTGCAATATAAGCTTCAAACGAAACACCTGGTCTCATATTGTCAGCTTCAGCCTCAACTATAACATCGGTCCGTGTACTTACGACTTCACAAACATTATCATATACTATTTTTCTCATTTCATTGTCAATCCCACAAATTTTCAAAATACTTCCCAAACAGTCTAAAGCCATTTGTCATTCTTTCTTGATGTGTTTTCAGTCCTTCATGGTCAATCCATTCAAAACTACCAACCATCGGCCCATTCTTTTGATCTTCATCATAGTCGCCGTAATAATCATCTTCCCAATTATCTCGGCACTTTTGTTCAAACGCCCAGATCATTTCATCCATGATGTCATCCCACTCCTGTTCTTCTAAGTTAGCAGGATGGCCGTGATTATTTTCTTTTAGTTGTACTAGCATAGGCAAGATAATATGAGCAAGTGTATGATCCATACTCCACGTATCATAGTCGTGAATCTTTATACTTATTGTTTGCTTTGGGGAATACCCAAACCAGTTGTATAACCAGTTGTGATAAAATCTATGACTAGGGTACTTTCCAATCTTAACTTTCATCTCTTAACCTTTCATTATATTGCATTGCCTCGGACAAGATGGACAAGTCGTAACCCATTTGATGGCCTGTTGCCAATAAAGCTGATGTATCTTTTGGGAAACAATGACCACCGAAACCTCGGTCATCTGTATCAATATATGTATGACTTTTACCAATACGTGCATCATCTGAAACAGTTGCCAATAATTCGTGCGGATCAACACCTGACGTAATCGCCATATCATACATCTGTTCAAAGAAGGCAACTTTCATTGCCAAGAACGCATTTCTAAAATACTTGTTTAAAATAAGTACCTCAGGGTTCATAATATCAACACGTATTTCTAATGAGTCTGATAATACACCAACCCATAAGTGAACGTCACCGCCACCTACAGCTATACTTTTTTGATTTTTAAAATCTTCCATAGCATAATCAGCTCGGAGGTATTCAGGAGAAAAGGTAATAAATTCATCTGGGTAGGCACGGTTAATCAACCGCCAACCTTCAAGACTGACCGTTGATTTTATAAGAACAGGTGTTCCTGGCATAATGCGCTCGATTGTGTCATACACATTTGACATATCGCATTGGCCATCTTCACCTTCGGGAGTGGAAACGGCAATAATAACTGCATCGGCATCATCAAATACTGTAGTATCTTTATAACCCAATTGTGGATCATACACTTTAATATCATGGTGCGATGATAGAAATAACCCGTGGGCCTTACCAACGAAACCATGACCGCATATCAAAATTTTCATATTTTATTCCATATAATGTAGTAGTGAGAAATCCTCATCGTTTCTGACTAATGTTATGTCATGCTGACTTGAGTCAACCATTGAAAGATATACGTGGTCAATAACTGGTCTTAAACCACGGTTCTTGTCATTACAAAAATATTTTACAGCGTCGGTTGTAAACACATAATCTTTCTTTACAGCTTCACAGGATTCAATCTTTGTGCTAACTTTATATTCATCTTTTTCTTCAAAACCTATTAATAATCTATAATGTGCAGGCTCTGTATTGTTTATTCGTATTACCACCCAACAGTCAGGTGTTAATTCTTTATGTTCCATTTTACTTACTAAAATCTCTATCTAAATCAATAGGACCACGTTCAATCTCACGAGCAAATGCTTTTATATCGTCAACCATATACTGACATTGTGTTTCATCATAACTACCTGATACACGGTATCTTTCGCGGTGTAGTTCTATTGCCTTTTCGTGTAGTACACTTATCTTTTGATATAATTCTTCGACGGAATGGGTCACAGTGGTTTTTCCTTCCAATCGTCAATATAGTTTAATTTCTTTTCTTTATCCCATTCTGATAGATAATCGTTATCGCGGTCAAACAGTTGAAGTACTCTTTCTTCATCAAGAACAAACGTATCAAGAATAGTATCACCCAAATGAGTTTGTGAAAATTCTTTTGCTTCATTCATTGTAACAGCATCGTTAGCCCATTCAGGATCAACAGGCATATTAGGATTCATTTCTTGTAATCTACTCATTGGAATAGCATGCCGTACTCTAAATTGAGAAATTGATGTAACAACAACGTATTTTTCTTCTGACATTATGTTCTCCTCCATATTACTTTAATTGGATATTGAGCATCAAGAAAATCTCTGAACTCACCTGCATCTAACGGGCATTTGAATGTTTTCTTAATTACTTCTTCGCGGAATATTCCGACTATTTCAATCATTTATTTATTCCACCGGTAAAATACGTGACGGCCGATTGTACCAACAAGTTGTAGACTTGAAGCCCAATAAGGTTGGACATAATCAGCATGGTAATGAGTTGCACCTTCACTGATGCCACGGAACTCACTCCACTTTGTTATTGCAAACGCAATATTCTGTGCCTCGGACCAACGGTCAAAATCTGCAGGAACATCAGATTTTCCATCACAGTACCAGCTAAACTGGCAATCACGGCGACCTTTAACATAACCGTCTTGTACTACACCACAAACTGTGTTTGGATAACGTGTATCATTCATACGGTTAAGGACAACATCAGCAACAGCTGCTTTATCGGCAAGGTTACTACTTCGTGCTTCGTAGTAAATATTTAAGGCAAGACAGTGCTCTTCAGGGAATTCTAATGGATCAAATCCAACAATCCGTTGTGCTTCTGCTTGGCTTGTGCTAGCAGCAACTACAAGTCCTAGAACAAGGATTATTCTGATAACAGACTGTGTTACTGCAATCGGTGTATTTTTGACAAAATTTAACATTACTACCTCAAGTTTATATTTGTTATGATTCTAATATAAACTGATTCTATTAGTAATGTCAATAGTTATTTGGTTTGTTGTAGCACTTTTTTCAGACGGTTTATAATACCAGACTGTTTAGCATCATCTGACCAATATGTATCATCATCCACAAGTGCAACCATTGTTTCCGATAACATCATCTTTTGTTGCCGAAGCTCATCAATCTCTTTACGATATATTGCCTTTTGCTTTTTTTCCTGGTCAATGTCATATTGTAATTTTTGAATTACTTTTGCGCTGTTATCTCTTTTAGCCATAATTTTTAAAGAACTCGTAATCTTCTCGATAAACCCAACGTATGAAGTCAAGTTGATCTTTGGTTAAATCGCTTTCATTTATTTCTTTTGTTGTTTTATTCATTACACGGTCAGTTCCAAGATAATTACTTGTTTCGTGTTTGTTGATAACCGTAAACTCATCAAATGTTTCAAAATCAATAAATCTAACTTGCGGATGGAAATGGTGTACTTGATGATAAGAACACACCTTATTTAAATGTGTAAAGAAATAATCAATCTTTTCCTGTTTGGTACAATCTTCAAGATTAACATCAAATGATTTAAAAATATCTTTACCATAATCGTAATACCGTTGACCTGGTACAAGATATACATTCATACAAGACAAAAACCTTTCAACAGGTTCTGTAAATATAATGAGTGGTTTTTTTGCATTTTTGTACTCAGGATCATCACGGCTAACTTGCTTGCGGCTAGGATGACTTTCTTTTACTGTGACAGAACAACTCCGCGGTATTTCAAACCATGTCTTTTTACCATCACCGTCAAGATCATACATCAAAGGCCAATCCAATTTTTGGCACCAATAACAAACACAGTGATTAAACGTAAACTCTTTCATTATATCAACTTCAGGTAAAAAGAATTTACTAAGGTGTGGAGTATCAAGTAGCATTTTTGGCAATTTATCGAGAGGATATCTTTTCAATATATGCCCAGGATTTCCATCAGGTGCAATACCACCTTCAACTGGATCATTGCTATTGAAATGTTTTTCGTATCCGCCGTTCACAAAATCATCTTGTTTCTTCATCCATTGGAATTTATCAAAGGCATGAGCAAATGAACGTGCCTTTTTATTACGTTGGTCATTTGTTCCCATCCATGCCAAATGCCACCCAAGATCCTGTATGACTTTACCATCTTGAATAGGAAATCTAACATCATCCTGCATATTACCACAACGAATATTATTAAAACCACCATTTTTCCATATCTGTCCTTTTGTTGCAAAGAACATAGCACGCATCCAAATGAGCGGTTGACCATTACGGTGATGGACACGCAGATCTGCACGACCTTGTAAATAAACAAGAGGTATTTTTAAAATCACGGATGTATTGGCACGGCACAGGTTTGCTAACCATTCCACATGCTCAGGATTGATAATCTCATCGGCATCACCATAGATAAAAACGTCATCGTCATTAAATTGATTAAAAGCATTAATACAAGCATCTTTTTGTAAACGCTCACGTACTCTTGCATATAATGAATCAATATTATTTTTATTAGTACCTGCGTTTACTCTATCAATTGCTAATGTTTTTAGATCTTCAGTTTCAGGAATATCATGCTCAATATAAATGATCTTTTCCATCGGCAAACCTTGATTACGAGCAATCTCAAGGAACCGACGCTCGACAGGTTCACCACTATGAGTTTTATTACTTTCAACAATAATAAATTTATCAACAACATCTTTGAGCAGGTTAACTCTTAAATATAGTATTTCTTCATTTGTCGGTGCAAAAAACGGAAAGCAATCTACAATCATTATCTTCTCTCTAATACAGTCAGTCCATTACAATTTGTTCGGTGGGTATGGAATTGCCAATGCGGATTTTCAATTATAAAATCAATAATAGCAGGTAACAAACCACATCCTGGTTCACTCGGTTTAATCTTGTTCCAACTTTCATCTTGAAGACCATAAGTTTGTGTATCATGGAACACTAGAAATTGTTGTGCTTGATTTCCGTGCAATGCAAGTTCTTGTCTCAATTGCTCGTTTGAGTGCCATGTATCAATAAACAACAAGTCAGTTGGTACAATTTCTGTTTTGAGAACATCTTGAATAATATACTCAACCGATTTACCAGCATCTTTTGCAATTTCAAATAACCTATTTACTTGTTCGTTATATTCAATATCATATGAAATAAGTGTCACGTCACAGCATAAGAATGCTTTTGAACTTGCACCAAACCTAACACCCATTTCTGTAATATGGTCGCATTGTTCACCTAATGCTCTTAGGATTGGCAGATGCTCATCAATATCAGTTTTTGTATTGCAAGCATGCTCATAGTTCTGTTCTATAAATGTTTCCCAATTCATATGTCAAGCCACCTTTTATTTTCTAATGTCCAATTTACTACTTCTTTAAGTCTTTTCTCAACAGGTTGTGGTGTCCATCCCATATTTGCCATACGTTTACCACTTAGTGCATATCGAAGATCATGGCCAGGTCGGGAACTATGAAAATCCATAAACTCATATTTCAATTCTTTACCTTGTGCATCAGCAATAAGTTGTGCAAGTTCCAAATTATTCAATTCAGTTGCACCACAGATATTAAACTTAGGGCATTTAATTCCTGTGTTGTTTGTCATATCCAATGTGCGGTTATGTTCCAATAAGAACATTGTTGCATCAGCCACATCTTCAGCATGGATATAATGGCGTGATCCTGGTATTGTTTTTGTTGAATCAGAATGGATTGTAACAGTTCCACCGTCACGGACATTCCTAATAGTCATAGGAATAAACTTTTCAGGATGTTGCCGTTGACCAAATACATTCATTGTATGCGTAATATAGATCGGCATTTTATAAGTGTTTTGATATGCAACAGCTAACTCCTCAGCGCCTGCTTTAGATGCTGAGTAGGGATTGGTACAATTATAGCGGTCGTATTCATCATAATTAACACCTTCAGGTGCAGGACCAAATACTTCATCAGTTGAAAAGTATAAGAACCTTTCAAGGTTATCTTGGCGTCTACCGTAATCTAAAAGATTAGCTGTACCGACAACATTGTCCATTACAAATTCCATAGGACGCTCAATTGAACGGTCAACGTGTGAGCCTGCTGCCAAATGTGCGATAATATCAACAGGACCAATATCTGCTTCAAGCATTGGATTGATTTCTGCTTTTAAATCATGGAATATTGTGCGTACTCTTTTACGTTCAGCAGGAGTACGAACCTGCAGCAAATCGTGTAGGCGATTGAGATTTCCACTATAATCTAAACGATCAAGTGTTACAATTTCCCAATCTGTACGGATAAGAACTTGGTTAATTAAATGGTGGGCAATGAAGCCACCGCCACCAGTAATCAGAATACGTTTTGCCATGATATACCTTTCATCAATTCATAGTGTAAAACAACCACGTGGATCAGAGGTGGTTGTCATATTAATTATATTTATAATCAGAATTTATATTTAATTGTTGCCTTTACACTATCAGCAATTTCTGATTTTACACCAGTCCAAGGACTAACTTGTTCTTTTCCTTGATGTAGGTATAGTCCTAATTCAACGGGACCTTTTGTATGAATGGCTGCTAAATAATTATAAGTAAATCCTAAATCATCATCAGCAACATGGTGAGCAGTAAACATCAATTCTTTACTGTAATTATACATCACACCGTAGTCCATACGAGTATTTTCGGCATCTTCCCATCTTTCAATTCCAAGGCCTACAGGAACACCCATGCGATGGAATGACGTGCCTGCAGAAACACCATGTTGTGTTTCATCATCTTTTTGAATACCCATATATGAAACATCAAGAATACTTACTCGAGCAGTTGCACCATAATATAATGAGTCATCTTCAGGGTTCCATCCAACAACACCGCCATATGGCATATCACGCTTTAAACGATATGTATTAAATTCAAACTCATCATTGTTTTCCCAACCACCAAATGTAAGAACAAGTTTTTCATTATGGTCAATACGTGAGCTTGGTTTGGTAATAATAACAGGTGCACCAATTTTTGATGTCTTGGCAAAACCTAAACGCTGTGCATCTGTTTCACCGAAATATAATCTGATATTGTTGCCAATACCAACACCCATTTGCTTTTCAGTAATTGTATTATCAAGAGCTCTATTCAAAGAATAGTTTGTATCAAACCTTGCACTGAAACCAGCCCAATTTGCAATAGGATGGTCAAGATCTGTTTCGTATCCACCCATTGCTTCTAATCTTGTATCGACTGTACCTTCTGTATTTGTATCATCAATATAGATTTCAAATGTACCGTTAAGGAACGGACCGTCTTTTACTTCGGCCTGTTCGTGTCCACCCGCAATAGCACTTGATGCTACAAAGGTTGCGATAACCGTACTCAGTATTTTGTTCATTTTAACCACCCAATCTTTTCGCCTGCTTCAATGCGGCGTTCTGCTTCTGCTTTGGTACCTGGATAACGCCATGCCCAAATAACAATTAATGCAAACGTGATAGCCATGTAAATTGTAGCCTTTACGTTTCCTGTTCCAAAGAACATAAATCCTAATGATGTTGACATAACTGCAACCATTAGATATTTTGCTTTCTGTGGATATACTCTTAGTCTTGACCAGTTTTTAACAAATGGACCGAACCGTGGATGATTCATAATCCAATTATGCAGTCTGTCACTTGATTTGGCAAAACAGAATGTTGCACCTAGAATTGGTGTTGACCAAGGTAGACCGGGCAGTAGTACACCAAGATAGGCAACACCTACCAAGAGGATACCTAATACAAACCAAAAGGCCTTTTTAATTTTACTCATATTATTACTCTCTTTCTTGCGATTAAAGAATGCGTTCTCAAGTTGATTCATTTAACACCGTCTTTAATGCTTCGACTAATTCCACCATCATTAAATCGGTATGGTATGGTGTAGGAGCAATACGTAACCTTTCGGTACCTGCCTCTACTGTTGGTGAATTAATCGGTTGAATATATATACCGAATTCGTTTAGTAATCTATCCGATGCTTCTTTACATTTAAAGGCATCATTAATCATTACTGGGATAATGTGAGTACAAGCGTTAGGATGTATATTCAATCCTGCTTCTTCTAACATTTGTCTGAGTTTTTTTACTCGTTCTTGTTGTTGATCTCTTAGAATAGAATGGTCTTTGAGATATTTTATACTGGCGAGTGCCCCAGCGCATATAACAGGTGACATAGAGGTGGTGAAGATAAATCCTGAGGCGACTGATCTAATCGCATCAATAACTTCTTGCTTACCTGAAATATAACCGCCTTGAACCCCATATGCTTTTCCTAACGTGCCGTTGATAATATCAATATCATCGGAATATAAATTTAAATGTTCACAATAACCTGCACCTGTAGGACCATACAAACCAACCGCATGGACTTCATCTATATAAGTCATTGCGTTATATTTATGCGATAACTCAACGATTTCTTTAATAGGTGCAACATCACCGTCCATTGAATATACGGACTCAAACAATACGCAAGGAATTTGTTTATTCTTTTTTGCTGCCTTTAAACATTTCTCAAGATCTGCCATATCATTATGTTGAAAAATCAGTTTAGGTGCACGGCTGTGCTTCACTCCCATAATGATTGATGCATGGTTTTTATTATCAGATATAAAACAAATGTTTGGGATGATACGTGCAAGCGCAATAATTGACCACTCATTGGCAACGTATGCACTACTAAACAGTAATGCGTTTTCACGTTGGTGTAGTGTTGCAATTTCACGTTCAAGTGTTACATGGAAAACTGATGTTCCGCCGATATTTCTCGTACCGCCGGAACCTGAACCTGTTTGATCTAATGCAGTGTGCATAGCATCTATGACATATTGGTTTTGGCCCATACCCAAATAATCATTTGAGCACCAATTAACAATATTCTTTGGTGCATATTTCCCATACCATATAGCCTTAGGAAACTGACCTTTTTCGCGGATAATATCATTAAATACTCGATATCTCCCGTCACTTCTAAATGATGCAACCGTGTCTTTAAAAAATTTCATATATTCCATAATTTATGCTTCGCAGGCTGCGCACTCCATTGATGAAACTCGTTTTCGTGTTAATGATTGTGCTGCTGACATAGAATAACTATAATACAAACTTTTAACACCCATCTCATGAGCATATAGGTACAACGCATTGATTTCTTTAACTGACAGGTCAGGATCAAGCATCAAGTTTAAACTTTGTGATTGGTCAATATACTGTTGACGAATAGCAGCCTGGTCAATAATTGTGTATGGATTGATTTCTGAGAATGTTTTGAATACTTCTTTTTCTTCCTCAGACAAAAAGATCAAATGTTGTACTGATCCATCAGCATTGCGAATTGATTCCCAAACCTCTGGTTTATCCTGATCTTTTTTCTTTAACAGTTTCCAGAGATATGGGTTCTTGATTGTCACTTTCATTTTTGCCAAGTCTTTAACATAACAGTTACTGAACTCAGGTTCAATTGATTGTGACACTTGACCTAAAATAAAGCTTGATGATTTAGTCGGAGCAACTGCCATTGTTGTTGTATTGCGACGGCCATAACCTTTTAGCAAAGGCGGTTCACCAAGTTTATCCGCAAGTTCAGCAGATGCCGCATATGATCTATCATGGAATGTTTTAGCAATTTCAACATTGAGCTGTGCTGCTTCTTTTGATTCAAAACCAATCATCTTTGATTGCAAATAGGAATGCCAACCTAGTACACCTGCACCTAATGCCCGATGGTTCATAGCGAAGTCACGAGCACGTTTCATATAAATTTGACCTTCAGTCTTATTAATGAATTCTTGACATACAGTATCAAGGAACATAACCAAAGTTTCAATTGCGTCGGTTTCTTTAATCTCATCCCAATGCAATAGATTTAGTGATGATAGAACACAAGTAAATGTTTCTTCGGCGCTTGACGGCAATGCAATTTCAGCACACATATTAGATGCGTGTACTCTCATATCCTTATCTTTATAAACATCAGGACGGCCATTGTTTACATTATCAGAATACAGAATATATGGAAAACCAACTTCAGAACGGCGCTGTAAAACTTTTGCCCACAATGCACGTTTCTGTGGATCACCATCTTTCATTTCTTTAATGAACTTATCGGAAACAGTAATGCCTGTTGTTAATCCTTGAATAGGATTACCTTCTGTTGCAATGTCAAGGAACTCATCGGCATCTGGGTGTTCAATATCTTGATACGCTGCAAAGAAACCACGACGGACAGAACCTTGTGATACAACTGATGCTAACGTATCATACATCTGCATAAAATGTACCGAACCTGACGACTCACCTTGATCTGTGATTTCAGCACCTCGTCCACGGACAGCACCAAAGTAACCTGATGTGCCACCACCGTTTTTCATTAGCATTCCGTTTTCAGCATGCCCAAATAGAATTGACTGCATACTATCATCAATATATGATCCAAAACAAGATACAGGCAAACCACGTTCTTTGCCATAGTTTGCCCATACAGGTGACGCCAATGAATAATAACCTTTACTCATATATCCATAAAACTTGTCACCAAATCCTTTGATATCTAAATACTCTTCAGCTTTATCAGCAATATCTCTAATTCGTTGCTTAGCTGTTTCACCTTTACTCAAATAACCTCTCGACAAAAATGTCTTTGAGTCTTCGTTTAGCCAATAAAAATCTCTCATAGTGTTTTCCTTTTAAAATAAATCATCTTCGGTGAATGCCTTGGTTTTCTTTGAATATGCAGTTGAGCGTTTAACAAAGAAGTCAATATTCTTTGTACTCAAAATTTCTTCAACAAACCAATCAGTACTCTTTACGGCTTCCTCGTCAACATCATACAAAGGCTTCATATCAATTGCCTTTAATGATTGATTGAAACGATGCTTTAGGAATTCTTTGACAGTCGCTTTAGGTAGAAAATCGAGATCGGCATCACCGTAGATCCAATCAACAATTGCAGACTCTGCTTTAAATGCGTCACGGCATAGGCGGTTGACTTCAGCAATACTATCTTTGTCAAACCAATCAGGATTTTCTTCACGGATAATGTTTACAAGCTCAAATCCGAAACGAGCATGGATATCTTCTTCTTTTGATGTTGCCTCAACAGCATTAGAAATACCTTTAAGTAAATTTTTATGTTTATTAAACGCCATCATAATTAGAAATTGTGAAAACAGTGATACGTTTTCAACAAACATTGAAAATAGAATAATCTTGTGGAAATAATCCTTATTATCAACAGGTGCTGCAATTGATTGCTCAAGATAGGCAATGCGTTTTTTCATTGCAGGAATTTCTACAACCTTTTCAAACTCATTATTGAGACCCATAATTTCAATGAGATTAGAATAGGCATCGGCATGGCGTACTTCCGATTCACCGAATGTTACACCAACACCTTGTACTTCAGGCTTAGGAAATTTATCACCAATCTTTGCCCAAAATGTTTTTACCTGTACCTCAATTTGTGAAATAGCAAGCATTGCTTTTTTAACAATATCAACCTCAGACTCAGTCATACGCACTTTCATATCCTGGATATCAGACGAGTAATTAAACTCGGTGTGTACCCAATATGAATGTCGAATAGCATCAGTATACTCAACGAGTTGCGGATACTCATATGGTTTAAGGTTTGTACGTTTACGGAAAATGTCGGGTTGGTTGTTAAAACGAAAAAGGATATACTCACGAGCCAAGTCGTGTAATCCCATATCCATCATCACGTTCTCAACTGTTTTGTGTACTGTATCAACATCAACAATAACATCCTCAGCATCTTCGTTAATACTTTTTGTAACTTCAAATGCAATCTCACCAGGTAAGGATTTTGCTCGAATACCAATTGCTTTCATAGCATTATTTACCGCATATGCAATCTTACTTGAATCAAAATTCTTTGTTGATCCGTCACGTTTAATAACGTAATTTACTTTATCTATAGGTAGTGCTGGGGAGTCAAACATTCGGTAAACCTCTTTCGTATGTGTCAAGGATAGGAAAACCGCACCTTGAGGATGTGGCATATTTTGTGCTAATAGGGATTATTCTTACCATAGATTGCCATGGTACTCATATTTATTATTCTAGAAACCGTTTCTGGCATATAAAAATATTTATTTTTGGACATAAGTATCAATCACAGGAAATATTTTGGATATAGCGGAGGCAACTTCACGAGCAATTTCCATGTGTTCTTTTTGTGTGCCATTAGCTGAACGAAGTTCAATATAATGGATCCAAGACCGAATAGAACCTTGCATATACAGCCGAGAAATTGTATTACCTTCAGGCAATACGGCACGTGCTTGTTCTTTTGCAATACCATTTTCAATGGCCCAATTGTATGCATCCTTTGCAGCACGGATAACTTCACCTTGTTTTGATTCCCACATCATTTGCAACCGTTCATCATCTGAGTCAATGCTGTTCTGACGGTTTTTGAGATCCTGTAGACGTGCTTCACGCATTACAAAAGTGTTTTCCATATCTCTTGGATCGGCATATCGTTGGCTGAATTCTTGAAAGGCAAACGAACGGTGACGTAACATCTGACGTGCAATATCCCGTGTTGTTTCAATTTCCAATGTCGCATTTGCCATTTCAAATGGTGACCAATGAGCATGCTTTGCAAGATAGGATAGCAACTTAGGTGCCGTTTCTTGGTTCAATTGATTACTCGGGTTTGATACTCGAGCACAGTATGCAATCAAATCCTGAACATTATCAAGTCCAATGATTTCACCGTCTACAGGTTGAGTATATCCAATAAGTCTGGTTTTCATTTTAGTTCCTCTATGTTTTACGCCAATCAGCAAATTTTAATTTTGCAGTTAAGCCTCTATATGTGTTTTCTTCGATTACCTTTTCGGCATTTATACCTTCAAGCACCATTTCATTAATGTCTTTACCTGGCAAATTACTTGGCCAAATACAAATGCCAAGACCTGCCTCAATTACCTTTTCCATACGTTTATGTATTTCTTTATTACGTGGTTCAGCATCAAAAACAAACACGGCATTATCAGTGTTCTCAACACCTTTTGTATTACCTTCGGCGCCTGCCATTGCTACAGCATTCTGTAAAAAGAAAGAATCAATTGCACCTTCTGTAATATAATATACATCATTGAAGTCTACTTTGTCAAGGCCAAATATCTTAGGTCGGTCCTCAAACATAATAGTTATATAACGCATTCCGTAATCACTAAACCCACGAGCTGATACACCAAAACATTTACCGTTCTCATCAAGAAAAGGTATGATTAGGCGTGGCTCATCTTTACCAACATTTTCAAACTTGTTTGGTATTACACTATTAATCCATGTTTTAAACTTAGGAGCATAATACAAACGATAATGTTGGTGAGGTGGTATTTGCCGTTGCTGTATATATTTTTTGACTGGGTGGTCGAACTTTAGTTGACTAACCTTTTTAATCTTTGATAATGGGTTAGTCTTATTAAAGGTTGGTGCCTTAGTTTTAAACTGTTCGGTATTATCATCATCCTTAGTAGATTTTGAATGAGTATTCGCAACAAACTTTTCAGCTACATAGTCATTATACAATACTTGATCCTGACCTTTCAAAAAGAATGAAAAGCTTTGGCTTGAAGCACAGTTATGGCAATAGAAGTGAAAGGTATTTTTTGACTCGAGTAACCACCCACGTGATTTTGAACGTGACTTTTGACTGTCTCCGCATATGGGACAACGAAAGTTGATTTTGTAGGGATTGGTGTTGCGTATTCTGAAGTTTTCGAGTCGGCCAGACAACATCTGGGCATACTTCAGCTCGGTAAAGTCAACCATAATATAAAGCTCAATTGTTAATGTATAAATCTATAATATTACAGATCTAAAGGTTTGTCAACCAAATAATTCTGGCCAATTTACTCTTGCTAATAGAACTACTACGACGGCACCAACACCCATCATATAATAACGCCAGTTCTCAAGGTTGTTAATCTTTTTCTGTTGCTCGTTAATACGTTGATGTATCGACCGCTCCATAGAATCAAGTCTATCCAATATTTCTTTATTGGCATTGTGCCGTTTATTTGCGTTATGGTCTGCCAATTTTTGGTGATCCTCTTTACTTGATCTTCGGTATTCTTCAAGGCGGTCACTCAAAACAGTTAAACGTAATTCATCAGTACGCCTTGTGTCTTCACATAATTTTTCAACTTCGGTAAGTTTCTCTTTTGTATACTCTAATACCTCAGACTGAACAGCAACATTTTTGGATAGGTCAACCATCATATCCATTGAGTCTTCAACTCTGGTAAAGAATTTCTGAATCTGTCTGATATCAGATTTAATTAGGGCGATATCTGTTTCCCAGTTGGTATCTTTACTCAACTTTTTATTCCCTTTTTGCCTTTTTTAACGGAGGCTTGTGACTAACTCCGTGGTATGTTTAATCACTCAGAAATAGTATTACGGTATTATTTATTCTTCAAGGCATCCTCATAGTACACAATTATCGCTTTTTGTTCATTAATATAGCGACGCAATTCTGCAATACCTAATGCAAGATTTTCGTATCCTTTTGATGTTACAGCAAAAACAACAACAGATCCTTGTTGAGCTTCAATTTCAGCAATCTTTTCTTCCAAATTTTCTTCGGTGATAACATACCAATCTACAGGCGGAAAATCTACTTTACCCGGTCTGCCTTGAATAGGAATGTTTTGCTGGATGTATTCAGTCGACGTTACTACTGTCGGCTCCACTGTCCTCCCCGAGCACGCTGTCAGAAGTATCATCAACAGCACTAGGAGGAGTAGTTTCATCGGCAATATCACTGATGAGTCTTTCAACAGCATTGTTTACCCTTTCTTCCAAATTTTGCGCGTCAGTTAGCGCTTCCATAGTTAAATCAATTCGCGCAAATTTAGCACGTAAAGTATTCAAATACTCTCGTGATTCATTTAGTTGCGCTGTCAGGTTTTGATTGAGTTTTTCGTTACGTTCTGCATCTGCGGCCATTGTGTCTACAGTATTTTGTAGAGTTTCCGCCGCAGATGCTAATTGAACGTTATTAGTACGAAGTGTTGAAATGGTTGCTTCCGACCATTCATAATATGATTTAGCACCATATCCTACACCACCAATTAAACCACAGACAATAAGTAACAGATATAGTTTTGCCATATGTTAAGAAGACTTACTTGTCGTCTTCGTCCTCGTCGTCTTCATCATCTTCATCTTCGTCGGCATCGTCATCATCTTCATCGTCGTCTTCATCTTTTGCTTCCATTGCTTTTTTGTATTTCTCTGCCAATGCAGCCATAATACGCTCTTCAACTTCAGCTTCAAATGCTTCTTTCAGATCCAATGGCTTTTCAGACATTGCCGCTTCTACAATTTTCTCTAGTGACATTTTGTGTCTCCTTTGTTTAATTCCGTCATTTATTTATTTATTTAAACATCTTTGCTTGTGTAGCAGGACCTACAATACCATCTGCAACCAATCCGTTCATCTTTTGCCATTTTTTAACAGCAGTAAGAGTTCCAAATCCAAAATCGCCATCAGCTCCTACACCAATTGCCTTTTGCATTTTAGCTACATCATCACCTTTCATACCTTTGCGTAGTGTACGCACACCTGCAGCTTTCTCAGGTGCTGCTTTCTTTGGTGCAGGCATTTCACCACCAAGAATGGACAAGGCTGATTCCCAACGACGGTTACGGTCATCTAATCCAATTGTACCACCATTAATCTTTTTTGTCAACCCAACATTGTCGCCATCATCGGCATATTTGTCGAGTTTATTAGTTGCCCAGAACCAGCATGCTGACTCAATAGCACCTTTTGGTGTTGCTACATATTCTGCAGCTTCTTCTGCGGACATACCCACGGACTTTCCAAAAGCCGCGTAATTATTTCTGCCCGTAAGCTGTTTGATACCTCTACCCCTAAATAGCCAGCCATCCCCGGGTTCAGTGTTTCCCAAAGCTCCTCGCTTGGATCTAAACTCGTCTTGATAGACATAGTTTGCGATCTTTTCCTGGTTTCGAGCGTATTCTTTAGCATTTCGTTTTCCTTTTCCGAAATAGCGACCAAACACCGAGTTCAATGCTTTTTCCGAATAGTTAAGGTTTTCAGTTAAACGTGTAAAGTCTGCTGACTCATGAGCACACTGTGCCATAAAGCCTGCAATTCTATTTGGAGTATTAATGTTATATTCATCAAACTTTTCCACTGCCGCATCAAACCACGGTTGTGGATCTTTGTTAGTTGGGATCATAGCGCTAAATTGCTCTATAGTAATCATTGTGGGGTTCTCCTCATCATATCCTTAATCTTTTTCTTTTTCTTTTTGTTATCAATTCCCGACGCATCCATATTAGCAATTGCACCGGTGCTTACTGCATTGGCTGGCATTTCTTCTGTGATTTCAGGTTTTGTATTAACAGATTTTTTGGGATCATTCTGTGACATAGAACCAGACTTGACAACACCAGACTTCTTGATTTTGTTGATAAGTTTTATATTACGCATATTAGTTGGGGCTTCATCCATTGCATCAAGCTTTGCAGCAACGGCCATTTGTTGTCTTTTCTTTTGAGATTTACCTTTGAATTGTGGTGCATCTGATTTCTGAAAATCTTTTACCCACACACCCATATCATCTGATGCTTTAAGTTTTTCATCAAGTTCATCAAAATAACCATTGACATTTTCGGAGAGTATGGTATAATGATTATATCTAATATGAAATAAATGCATTGATTCATCTAATTGTTCATCAGTCCATTCTTCATTTAGTAATGATTCATCGGTAAAATGTTTGTATTCTTTAATTAGAAACAATGCCGCGGCATATGATGCAAACCGAGAACTACCACCAGGTATCTTTGCTAACAACTTTTTAAGGTTAGCAATCATTCTATCAAAAACTCCCCATGCTTTACGTTGAGAACCTTTTGTAAAATCTTTTGATTTGATTAATACTTTACCATCTTTATCAATAATACCTTGCTTATATGCTTCCCACTTATCAAATGGTGTAGCCAAACGGCGGATGAATTGGTAAACTAAAAATAGATCAACGACCATGGGTCAAATTCCTTCGAGTTTTTCTTTAATGCATTTATCAGACACAATACTATCCTTGTGTATAATAATCCCATCATATTCAATAACCGTAGGCATGAAGTTTAAATATTCAACAAACGGTTTTAAATAATCATGGTATTCATAAAGTCTCATAAACAAAATACTCGTTGCTTCTTCACCGAATACGTTATATATGATTATCAGGTGATTCAGAATCAACCTTTCTTTTAAATCTTTATCTTGCCTATATCTGCCAAATAGTTTTCGTAAATAATGAAAACGTTTTAAATCCTCTTCAAACTCTGATACGTCGGAGCATTGTGGATTATCATAATGTTTTGCGGCAAATAACAGAAAGGTTGATTCTGTTAATTTCATATTATATTTTCTTTACTTATGTAGGATCAGCAACGATTGCGTCATCGCCTAGACCTGTCACACCCAAGTCGCCTGCATCAGATGCTGAGACCTTCATTGGTACCAAGCATTCAGCAAAGTGACGACCGTTTGATGTGTGGTACAACCACCAACCTGGGCCTGTCAAACCTTTTGCTCTGTTAGCTGCTACAGCCGATTCCTCAAGGTCAACAAATACCGCATTATCACGGTCATTTGATTTGTTTGTGTTATTAGCATTATCTTCCAACCATTTTGGTACGGAAGCTAATGCATCGGTTTTTCCCCAAAGTGCCATTTGTTTTTATCTCCTTATTTGGGTTTCTTAGTTATTCTTATTTATAAACGTCAGGATGAATTTCTTTTGCATCTTCATGGCTATCATAATGATGAGCTAGATATTTTTGAAGATTTTTCTTTTTTCCTGTAGCGTCGTGAGCATAATCAGAATCACTTGTTTTCTTTAAAGTGATGCCATGTTTTTTAGCTACTGGATCGTGGCCACCCTCATGGTCGATATTAACAGTCATATTATCTTCTGATAAGCGAGCTTCTGTCTGCTCTTTCATCTTATCTTTAATAGCTTTACGGCGATTGTGTAGATACTTGTCTGAGTCATCAACGTCTCCGTCGTTATCAATATCTGCGTCAGCCTGCCCCACTGGATCCATTTTCTTTTCGTCGAGTTCACTTACTCGACCGAGTGCATCAATAATTGCTTCTCTAACTTTATTCGTGTCCATTTTATTTCCCCCGTCTTGCGTTGCGTAAGTTTTCTCTGGCCTTGTCAACAGCTGTCTTCGTTTTTTTCCTGTCACGTATAGCATTTGCTCTATCATTAATACGTTTTGCTTTATTATCACGTGCCGTATTACGTCCCGCAGTTGATAAACGGAATTGACCTTGTTTATTTGTTAATGCTCGTCGAACACCTTTTGCACCTACCTTAGCAACTGCTCCTACAGCCTTTGCGGCCATACCGATGATTTCGTCAAGTTGTTCGTCATCTATATTATCAAGTACAAGATCATTTTCAATGAGATGTGCCTCAACGTGTTCAATAAGACTATGTTCTGAAAAACTATACATATTACTTCTCTATTTGCTGTTTGTTTTATTTATAATATTTACCAGGCTTTACAAGACCAATATCGTGCCTTGTCTTTTGGCCCAGGATTATCGCAATTATGTCTTGCTCTAAAAGATTTCTTTCGTGCTGGAATATGCTTTTTAATTGTCATATTCTTGTCACCGAAATTAACTTTCTTAGCAACACCGTCACCATCAGGATCAACGAATACTTTTGATTTAGCAACATCACCCGCCATAGGTTTGTTTAACTTAACCTCTTTACCTTGGTATGTTGCTTCTATATGCTGTTTAAATGTTTTCATTTCATTAACTTCTTTATAGTTGCCAACGCTTTCTTACCGTCAGGATGGTTTGGATTTATACTTACTTCATCACCATTCATAAAATCAGATATACTTGCCGATTTACCTAGCGCCGTAATTGCTTTATGTAACGGATCCCTTTTATCATATTTGGTTTCAAAATTAGGTTTGCCGCGTAATTCAACCCAACTCTTTTCTTTAGTGTCTTTCATTTTTAAAGTATCCTGGCCTTTACCACGAATCAGTTTAACCATGATACCTTCAGAAATATATTGTTTGAAACTATACATATTCTTTAATTTTTTTCTCAATGGCAGTAATGATCTTATTATGTGTTTTACTTAAATATCTATCACTACGGAGACGTTTAATAGCGAGTGCAGTCTGTGCAGCATATTTCTTTTGAAAATCAGCAGGCCGTGTATCAATGTCCTGTACGTTTGCTAATCTATCCGCAAGTTTAATAACTAACGACCAACTTGACATTTTAGCCATCTTACCAGCGATATATTCGCCTTTACCAATAGCATCAGACGCAGCTTTATCAGTTGTTAATTCCTGAACCATATCAGCCACAAGAGCACCAAACTGTTTAACCAAATCAGCATATGTTGTATCAGTATCTTCAATAGTATCGTGTAGATAGGCTGCCTGTACTAACGCCGAAAGATTGTTTGATTTTTTAAACTTTTGTACGAACCGAGCAACTTCTTTTGGATGCTCAATGTATTTACCACCGCTTTTACGTGTCTGTCCTGAATGGGCTTTAGTAGCAACCCGTAAAGCTTTAAGTGCACTTTCATTAAGTGTTTCTGTTTCTTCTGATATGTATTGCTTAAAGCTTTTCATTTGTTTTCCTTAGTTATTAGCTATCATAGTGACTGCCATGGTCTTCTTGGCTGTGAACTTTGAAGTGATGCACATTATATCCATCTGATGTTTTATGCGATTTAATATGTTTTAATTTAGTACCTGCTGGTAATACTGTTTCTTTTTCACCTGAGCCAGCTGATGCAGAACCTTTCCCATCTATATGAACAGCCTTAGTATTGCGATCGGCATGAATTACTACCATATGTCCGCTTCCAAATCGTTTTGATGATTTATGATCGTGTGATGTAGACATATGTGCCGGATTGTGAACGATACCATCTTTACTATTTTTAGCAGCCGCACCAAAATCGTGATGGGAACCGTGATATAAAGTGATTTTCTTACCTAGCGGTTTAGAATGCTTATTGATTGTATGATGCACGTGAGCTTCGCTATGGTTAATCTTTTTCAAGCCGGCTTTATCAGGGAATGTTTTAAAGTCGTCCATATGCGCGTGATCTTTTTTACCCATTTTATGCTCAGCAGCCTTATGCTTATCAAATGAATGTGGTATTTTACGTTTATGAGATTTTATTAAATGCTCATTCATTTCTGTAGAGTTTGTTTTAAAATGATTAAAAGCTTTTCTTTCATGAGGATCTTTATGAGCGTCAGCAGAATGCTTAGACAAATGTTCACTATGATCCTCTTTGTTATGACCAGCAGCATGCTCATCTAAAGATTTTTCATGGTCTGCTTTCATACCAACAGCTGATTTAATTTTGTTCAGTAAAGATTCATTAGTATCTTTTTTCTTATCTTTTTTCGCATCTCTATCGTGTATTGTACTGTGCGAGATAAAAACATTTCCGTCTTCATCTTTATGAAACCCAGATCCAACTGCAGTGGACTTATCTTTTTCTTCTGATATGTATTGTTTAAAGCTTTTCATCCGAACTCGTGTCCCGCAACTCTTTTCATTTGTTTATTGAATTCTTGTTGTGAAGGCTTTTCTTTATATAATTTAATAGTAAGATGAGATTTATCTTTACCTTTAATACGCCAATTATGTCCTGCCTCTTTATGGTCAGGATCAGTTGTTTTTACAACACGGCGTTTATATCCAGCTTCCCAGGTTTCTGAACCTTCGGTAACGGCGGTATCACATTCACCACAGCAATCAGGTGTTCCACATTGTGTATGCTCAACAAAGATAAATTGTTTAAATGTTTTCATTTTACTACCTTATCAGCAATTCGTTGACCTGTATTCTTAATAGCTCTACGTGCCTTAATAGCACCTTTAATTGCTTTGGCAACACCTTTTGCGGTATGCTTAATACCTTGTGCAACCATAGGAGCAGCAATTGCCGCACCCACAACTTCAGGTGGAATACTTTCATTCTTTGGTACACAATTAGGTACCATCTTGTCACCTTTTTTCTTCATGCCAACCTGTTTGTAATCAGACCAGCATGCTTCTAAATGTTGCTTGAAGCTACGCATTAGGTGTATCCTTCTTTAGTCTTTTAACTAATTTAGCTGTACCTTCTTCGCCTGCGCCTGCTTCTTCATTTCTTTTCTTTGATGATCCACAAGAGCTTTCATCTTTCAATTCAGATTTTTTATTACGAACACGTTTTAATGCAATTTTAAATTTATCTTCTTTATCCTGAACACCACCGTTAGCAACAGATGCTAACTTTGCTGCTTCTTCAGACTCACCCATATTACGGCGTTTCATTTCTTTAGTGATACGCTTCATCATATGTTGAGTTGATGGCATTTGTTGATCTTGACCTTTGAATTGCTTATGCAAACTTTTTAGGTTATCATCAGATTGCTTTTTCATTTTAGCATCTTCATCAAGATCTTCATTATAACCAGCACGGAGAGCTTTAACTGTTTTCTTAGTTGCATTACGATCTGCCATTTTTAAACCCTTTGTCCGTTTGGACATTGTTTTTAAATCTTTTTTACCGTCGCCATCACCTCTAAGAACAGTAGCCATCGCCGAGTTG